ATTATAGCGTTTGAAGCATCAGCAGTTGGAAACTGAACAGTAAATGTACCTGATGTAGATGTCTTATTACTTGAAAAATCTAGCACAGCCACAGCTTTATCACCATTAGTGTCATTATATATTAATGCACCCATAGCAGTGATAGTTGCTGTAGTAAAACTTATATCAGCAAAATCTGTAAAAGCAGTTGTGCCAGAAGTAGCCGGAGCTACTTTTGTTAAAGCTCCACCACCAGCAGTATAGCTTCCACTATTAGCAACTTCACCAGTTGTTGTGTATGCAGTTGACGCAGCTCCTAATGTTGCAGTAGTAGAAGATTTACCACCACCACCTTCTGCATAAAGTGCTAATTTAAAAGCATTTCCGTTTGTCGCAAAGTTATGTGTTCCTAGCATCAATTCTTGTTTAAATGATGTACACATCGCTTGGGCTATAGCCATGTTATAATCTCCTTATATATTCAGCCATTTCTTTATGACCATTTAATTGTAAAGCTTGAATTATAGTACCACGCTCTTCTTTTCTTGCCAAGAGCAGGTAGTGATAGAGAACATTTTTAAGATGTTCTCTAAATTGATTAGCTTGTTGCCTTATATGTGCGGGAGCTTCGTCAGAAATACTAACTATCTTAGCAACGGCTAAATCAGCAACTTGCTCGTTTGTTAGACCTCCCTTATCTGAAGTCATTACATTAACACTTCCTACATTGCTTATTCCTAGTTCAAACATTTTTACTCCTCATATGTTACACCTGCTATATCTTCTCTACCTACTATATTAGGTTTTTCTTCTATTGGATTTGGTGGTTCTAATTTAGACTTTCTTGTAATTAACATGCTACCTTGTGTCACTGTTGAAACAATAGGATCTTCTAGTCTGTGATAGCCATATAATTTTTGATCGTCTGGAACATTAGTATCTAATAAAGAAGAATTATGAGCTATATGAATTTTTATTCCTTTTGCAGTAGCTATGGCTAACCAAAACTCACAACATCCTCTACCTGCTTCAGCAAAGGCTACATTTTTATGAGTAAAATCGATACCATATAAATGGATATCCGATACTTCTTGTGCTACGGCATAAGCAATACTGTAGGCAACAGTATTATTTAAGTATGCATATTTAGTTTTTTCGAGTACCTCTTGTAATGGATATTCAACAACATCTGGACATCTCTCGTCTAAAATACACGAAAATATAGGTATATTTAATTTAGCTTCTAGTCTTTGTTTCATAATGTCTGTTTGCTTACCTGCAAACTTTTGATCCAAGAAACGAGAAGGTGGATCCATCATAAACACTTTATCATGATAAATAACACCAGCCATAGCATTTATTGCCCAGACTTCATCAAAATGTTCACTTCTAATTTTTGCTAATATATATTCTGAAAAGCTATTACCTAGCCCAACAATTGCTACACTCTTATCTTTCACATCGTTACCTTTACTGTCGTCTGACTCTAGGTAACCCGTCTCTGTAAGCATCACTATTTTCTTGACCTTCACCATAAACTTTAAGTCTGCTTATGGCTTCTCCGTATCTTTGTGTGTATAAAGCTAATAAATCTGCTTCGCCTTTCATAAAAGTATAAGCTTCAATTAAACAAGCATATAACAAAGCGTCTGGAGCATTTGTCCCTATCCAAGTAGTTCCATTATCATCAGTTGTTATAGAAGCAGGTCTATAGAAATAGTGCATCTCAACAGTGTAATTTGAATCTGGAGTTGGACCAACAATAAAATTATCAACATCAAAGGATGCGTAATATTTAGGAGAACCAGTTGTAGATGGATTAGGGTTATATTCTTGAATAAAATTAACGTCTTTTTGCAAAAGAAAAACATTTTCATTACTTGCGTTTACAAAAGATAAGGAAAACGAGGCTAAATAATCTGAAGGCTTTTGTAGAAACTGATTACCACTACTCATTGTACCAGTTACATTTTTTCTAAAATAATCTAAATCAACACTTTTAAAGATTCTTTCTTCTGCGTTTATTATAATGAAGTCAAGTTCACCTACAAAAGTTGACTCACTATTTTGTGTCCAATCTTGTATGGATTGTTTTAATGTTGTTAATGTAAAGCTCATGATGTACTCACTGTAACTGTTCCAACACTAGCCGTAGCCACATAACTTGTCAACTTTTTTCCTATGATTCCGTCACCAGTGCTTGTGTAAACTGCAAAAATAGTTGTTTCTGTATCTTGATGTGGTCGTGGTTGATACAAAGCTGTCGGATCTGGGCCTGGTTGACTAGGTTTTAGTTGTGGGTGTTTAATTTCATATTCATCAGGACCAACTTTCAAGCCATTCCATTCGGTTTTCATTTCTCGCAAGCGATAACGAAATCCAGAACGATCTGAAAATCCCCATGCTTTTTTTCCTGTTGCGTACCTAGCCATTTTTCTTAAAACTCATTTTTATTCTTTCTTCTAAATGCCCAATCATAACCCTTCTCATGTATTCAGCTCTTGCCAAATCTGTAAACGAGTACTCACGAATATCATCATTATCAACTCTAATAGAAAAATTATAGAACGCTCCAGACTTTTTAATAGTAGAAGCACTACCAGAAGCTATCTTGCTAGGACTAACTAATGTTCCAAATTTTGTTTCAATAATATTTGTCATATCAATAACTATAGTAGGACATGCTAGGTGTTAATTTTAAAGGAGTGCTATTGGCATCCTCGGCTGCTGCTCTTTGAAACTCTTCTTCATAAACGGATTTTAATAGCTGAATTCTATCTGGTGCTTTTTTCATTGCTAAATAATAAGCAAGACCTGCCACCATACAAGGAAGGAACCTAAAAGGTGTGTCTGCATTGTTAACTAAACTATCTGCATCTTGAATACGATTTACAAAATAGTAAACTAAAGTATAGGAAGCATTTGGTGTTGACCATAAAGTAATGGTTGGAATAGTTTGTCTATCAAAAAAGTATTGACTTGGTTGTCCAGTGCTTGCTTTATTAGGGATAGTTAGATACTCACTTCTACTCATTTGACTTAATGTGAAGTCTGTACCGCTACTATTCCTTAAAACAACTTCCAAGAGATCGACATAAGTAGCATCGAAAGAATAAGTTGCCGTTCCAGAAACAATAGATGTAGTAGCTTGTGTAACAGTCCACATGTTAAGACCACGATTTGCCCAATCAGCAAACATAAGATTCAATGAACGTCTAGCTGTTTTTGCGTCATATCCAGTACGCATCTCCAAGCCACAACGCTCATAAGCCTCTTCTATTATTTCACCGACATCTAAGTCGAAATCTCTTGAATTTGATGTTGCCATTTACTACACCGAAATTTGTTTAGGTAACTTTTTTTTCTTTTTCTTATCACTTACAAAGTTTTTATTACCAATTATATTACTTGTGCCTTTACTAATAAGCTTATAGCGACCAGTTTTCTTTTTAAAATCACCTTCAGCATTTCTTTTAGTTTCTTTGACGGCTTTTTTTATACCAGATCCGATACTATCAAAAAAGCTACTCTTCTTTTTTGCTGCTTTAGGTTTATTAACTTGAGAAGAACCACCATCGATACCTGCATTAGATGATTTCATACTAGACACTATTTTATTTGCTCCTCTTGGTGCTTTAGGAGGAGGTTTTGGTATTGAAGATGTTTTAGTAGTGTTAGTAGTTTTTTCAACTTTTTTACCGTCTCTTCTCTTTAAGCCTTTTTCGTTATTTAAATAGTCTCTTAATGAAGTAAAACCTTTTGCCTTAATCATTGCAGGTGTTACTACTTTAGGCTTGTTTGTACTTGTTTTAGTTTTAGTCTTAGTTTTGTTCTTATTTTTATTACCACTAGCAAAATCTGACCTATCTTTGTTGGTGTTTTTTGCAGCATTCGTGTCAGCAGTAAAGGTGTTAACTCTTGGTTTTACTCCTGCATCAGATTCAAAAGTATTCTTCATTTTTGAAGTATTTATTTTTTTTCTTTTTTGCTTATTTGCAAAGTCCGAAGTATCTGGTTTTGTTTTTTGGGTTGAAAAATCTGATTTATCAGGCTTAATTATTTTTTTCTTTTTTTTAATTCCAAAGTCCATTATTTTTTCCTTCTTTTTAGTGATGCTACTCTTCTAGGTTTACCCGAAGGTTGACCCAACTTATTCTTCTGATTTATTCTACTACGTTTTTCAGTAGAAGTCATCTCCGAAGACGTTTTCGGAGTTTTTGAAGAAACTCTTTTGCTTGGACGGCAATAAGGTGTACCTCTTTTTTCACCTTTTTGACGACCACAAGCCTTACCCGTTTTTACATCTTTCCAATCTTCCTTAAACCATCTCTTTAAGGCTAATCCTGCTTTTGTTTTTCTAACTGCCATTATGCATACTTTGTAACTTTACGTTTTTCATTTAAGACCTTGCCACAACCTCTTGCAATATTTTTCTTACTTGATTTTCTTTTTGTAAAAGCCTTACCGTTTTTAGCGGTAATCACACCACCATCTGCTTTTTTCTTTGACTTATTTCCATAATTAGCAGCACCTACCTTTCGGCATTTTGCCATAGCTCCTCCTGCATAAGCACTTGGAAAAACTTTAAAGCTTGCTTTTACTTTTCGATAACATGCGTCTTTCGGCATTTTTCTATTCCCACTTGAAGGTGATTTTGTTATTTGTTTGCTCATCGAGCTTCGCATGATTGTCACTTGGTCCACTCCTTCTTATAAAGTCTTCCCATAAAGGTTTAATCATCTCGTGATTCTGAGAAACTTTCTCTGCCAT